GACCTTGCCAACCCGGCGCTGCCGGCGGTTCCTCTTGGTGTTGGCATACTTGGCGCGTTTGCCAGTCTTAACGCCAACGGTGAAATACTCGCCACCCGGGCCGACACCGGCCCTGTTCCGATTGCGCGCATTGGCCCTGCGCACCACGATCTGTGTGGCCAGGAAGCCGCTGGCACGCGGCACTCGCGCGCGTGCCGCGTCGCGGATCAGATTGCCGCCCCGACGCAGCGCGGTCTGCAGAGGCTTTCCCTGCAGCTCAACCGGCAGCGCCTTCAGCGACGACAGGAGCCCGTCAAGGCCATGGATCTCGATCTGCTCAACCATCGGAGAGCCCCGCGTCTACCATCAAGGTGATGTGTCCCCGCGCCGTGGGATCTGGCAGGACGGCGCGGATCGCGTAGTGCTGGCCGTCAAACACCGCGCGCATTGTGTTCAGAACACCAGGCAGATACGGAATTTCCATGCGCGCTGTGACTTGGCCGTGCTCAGCCGATGCAGCAACGAATTCACGCCCTGAAAGCGGGACTACCTCGGCGGGCACGTCTGCCTGCCAGCCCACCCATTCCAACTCATCGCCTCCAAGCGGATCCCGCACGAGTTCTTGAATCTGCAAGGCAATGCGATGGCGATACTTTCCTGCCCGCCTCATGGCAGCACCCGACGGTATGGGAACATTAGGCGATCCACGGTTGGGTTCTCGACACAGGTCGCACCCACCACCAACCCTTCGCGATTGGCGTAGAGGTCGCCCAGCGTCAGCAAGATCGCGGCCCGCAACGGCCCTGGCATTGGTCCGGGGGTAGTGGTGAAGAGAACCGGATACTCGCCGGCAGCGCTCGTCACCGTCGCCGGCTCGATGGGGAGAGGCGATTGCCGCTGTCCCACTGGCGTCCATTCGTAGGAAGCCTCCGCCAACGCATAGCCGGTATTGCGCTCCACGGACTCGCGAGCAGCGGCAATGAACGCCCCGATCAGGGCGTCGTCGGCGTCATGGATCACGACAAGATGCGCCTTCGCTTCACTCAGCGACACAGGCTCCTCGGTCGCCGGGCTCACCGTGCGCAGCATGGGCTACTCCTCCGGCGTTGCCGCCTTGATCGCGTTGGGATGGGTGTCGATCAGCCCGCCCAGGCGCAGCGCCTCGGCGTGGGCCGCGTCGACTTGGATTACCTGGCCGACCTTGCCCAAGTGGTTGTCGCTGAGCACCAGAGCCGGCACTGTCTCACGCTCCGATGGCTGCGGCGGCTCGTGCGGCGGCGACGCGGCGCTCTCTGCTTCGGCCGCGCCGTTGTCTTCGCCCGCGCCGTCGGCAATCTGTCCGGGCTCACGGGCGACCACCTCGGCGCCGCCGGCAATCGGCAGTTCAGCATCGCTGGCCAGTTCTGCTGTTTCTTCACCGGTAGCCGCACCGGCATCAACGACTGCCGGTGCTGTGACCGCCGCGCCGTCTTCATCCACGCCGTCGGCCACCTGGCCGGGCTCACCGGTGACCACCTCTGCGCCCCCGGCAACCGGCAGTTCAGCATCGCCGGTCAGTTCTTCGGGCTTCTCACCGGTGGCCGCGCCAGCATCAACAACTACCGGGGCCGTGACGGGCGCGCCAGCCTCGGCCGCGACAACTGGCGCAACCCGCGTTGCAGTGTTCTTCTGCTTTGCCATGATCGTCTCCGAGGGACGCCCCACGCGGGGCGCCCCTCCGTTCGTGGTCCGGGCGCTTAGGCCGCGGCGCCGTGCTTGAAGGTCTTCAGCGCTCCACCCACATCAACCAGGTTGCCGCCGGAGCGCATCCACGCCATGAAGCCCACCTGTCCCTTCTTGACGTAGGCCGAGTCGTTGAAGCGGAACAGGGTCACCGCCATCACGTCGCGGATCTTGTAGTAGCTGAAGTCGCCGAACGCGATGGAAGTTGCCCCGGCTGCCGGCGCCGGGGCGTGCTGGTTGATCTGGATATCGCGGTTGAGCAGGCGATCCGGCGCACCGCCCGGGTTGCCCTGCTCGTAGCCCGGTACGAAGATCGGCCGGCCCTGGTCGTCCTTCACCTTGCGAATCAGCTTGAGCATGTCGTCGTGGAACATCCACTTCGCCAGCGCGCGATAGGCCGGGTCGACGCTGTGCTCCAGATCCACCAGGTCGTCATAGGTGATGATCGGGAGAGCCGACGCGGAACCGATCTTGCCAACCGAGGCCGCAGTGAAAGCACCCATCGGCTGACCGACGCCGCTGCCGACGGTGTAGTTGCGATTGGTGATGCGGCCCAGGCGGGTCTGCAGCCGCTTCTCGATGAAGCCGGCAATATCGGCGGTGCTGTCCTGCAGCAGCTCCCACGGCACGGTCACCACCTTGGAGCTGTACTTGTAGACCTGCAGGCCCTTGGTGCCGAAAGCCACATCCTGGTCGGTCGCAGACTGATTCTCGGCCACCAACTCGCCCTCTTCCGAGGTGCCGTCGCTGGTCGGGTACTGCATCGGCTCGCCGCCGGCGGTGCTGAACACGTCGGCCACCTGGCGCATGCCGCCGTAGGCCTTGAGCGATTCCAGGATCTGCTCGGCCAGCGTGGTCGGCACGGTGTAGCCGCCCTGTTCCGGGTTGACGGCCGGGTTGCCCGACATTGCCGCGTTGACCTGCTTCCAGTCCTCGGCGTTCAGGGCGCCGTCACCACCGCGTGCCCAGCGGTCGAACAGCCGCATTTCGTTGGACAGCTCCCGGCCACCACGGGTCGCCGAGGTGGAGTGCTCGCGCACGCCCTGTTCGCGCAGTGCCTCGTCGGCCGTCAGGTCCATGACCTTCTGGTGGCGCTCGATAGCCGCATCGATTCGCTCGATCTCGCCGACGTTCTCGTCGTACTTCTTCTGGTTTTCCGGGGTCCACTTGTTGCCGTCACCGGTGCTGGTGTCCAGCAGGTTGCGGGTTTCCTTTGCCAGCGCGGTACGGCGCTCCCGCTCGGCCTGAATGTTGAAGGGCATTGGCTATTTCCTCTGGTCGAAAAAAAACCGCCTTTCGGCGGTCGGAGTAACTGCGGGCGGGAGTCGCTTACGCAGCGGAGCGTTCCAGCAGCGCCAGACGGCGCGACAGGTTGGCTTTGTGGGCCGCGGCGGCTGCGCCGTCGTCGGGTTCGGTCTTGCGATTGGCCAGCGCGGCCGGAGCGTTGTCGTATGCGGAAAGATCCCAGGTGTTGGATGCCTTCTTCTTGCCCACGATCTCCACCACCTCGTCTGCGAAGCCGTGTTCCTTGGCCTCGTCAGCCGTGAACCAGGTCTCTTCGTCCATCCACTGGACGATCTGCGCCTGATCCTTGCCGGTGCGGCGGGTGTAGTCACCAGCCAGGCCGGCATCGATCTTGGCCAGCAGCTCGCCAGTCTTGGTCATGTCTGCCTTGTTGCCGACTGTGATTGTCCACGCGTTGTGGATCATGAACCCGGCGCCTTGGCTGATCTCGACCTTGTCGCATGCCATGCAAACCCCCGTCATAGCCGAGGCGGCCAAGCCATCGATGTGGGCAATTACCGTTGCCTTGTGCTGGGCAATGGCGGTCATCATCGAACGTGCCGCGAACACGTCGCCGCCGGGCGAGTCAATGCGCAGGTGGATCACGTCCGCGTCAATGCCCGCCATGGCTTGGGCGAACATCGTTTCGTCAATGTCGCCCCACCACCCACCGATAACGCCGTGCAGGTAGATGGTGGCCTCGTTGCCGTCCGCCTCGGCGCGGATCGGCTGGGACTGGCCTGTATTGTTCTTGGCCAGCTGCAGCAGCTTAGGAATCGGCATCGTCAGGGTTCCTTTCAGGGTCGTCGCCGCTGGGCTTCGCCGGCGGCGCGGGATCTTTCGGTTTGTAAAGCTCGTCGCCACCCTCGATGGGAGGCAGGTTCTTGAGGCGGCGGACTTCGTTCACGGCCATCCAGCCTTGTGTTCCGGGGCCGCCCAGCGCCTTGCTGAAGTACTCAGCCTGCGTTTTCGAGTCACCGGCCATGAACATGTCAACGTTGTGCTCAACGAAGTAGCGCGGCGTGCGGAACAGCTTGCGGTTCAGCTCGTCCTTTATCCGTTTCAGGTGCGGACCCAGCGTGTACTTCACGAAGCCGATGCCCATACTTTCGATGCCGCTGCCCCAGCTGGTGGACTTGGTCGTCTCGCCGATCATGTGAGGCGGAACACCGAATGCGCGAGCCACGTCGATGACCTGCCATTGCCGGGACTCCAGCAGCTGCTGGTCGACGGCGGACATGGTCAGCTCCTTGATATCGAGCCCTTCCGTCAGGATCAGAGGTATGCGGCGGTTGCCCTGCGTGCCTCCGTACTTCTTGACCCAGGCATCGCGGAAGTCATCCTGCATCGCCTGGTTCATCTTGTTGGTCGCCGTGATGGCCACCTCCGGCTTACCGCCCTCGCTGAAGAACTTGCCGGCATGCTCATCCCCTTGGATGGCAATGCCGATGCCGTTCCGAGCACCCCACTGGATCACCGACATGCCGTGCACGCCGTTGAATCCGAAGCCGGGGAAATGGAGCACATCGTCCTGGTCAACGGTGAAGTACCCCTCCACGTCGTGGAACGTGTACTGCAGGCGCGTCGGTTCACGCGGGCTGGTCTTGTCCTGCTTGAGAATCATCACTCTGTCGCGGGGCCAGGGAATCAGCCCGGTCGCCACGCCGGCGCGGTTGCGCGTCATGTAGGCGACGCCATCACCGCGCAGCAGCATTTGGCCGACGATGAACTCCCAGCCGGTGGCGCTTGACCAACCGGAGGAGAACTGTTCGTTAAGCAGCCACCAGTAGTCGTGCTCAGCCCGCTTGCGGTGCCCATCCACCCGCTCGAAGACGGGCAGCGGCAGCTGGGCTATCGCACCTGCCAGCAACGAAACGGCGGCGAACACCGCCGAGACCCGCATCGCGGATTCCGGGCTGACCACGGCACCAGAGGCGGTCGTCGGGTTCCCGAACACCTCGAACATTGCCGGGCTGGAGGATTGGATCACCTCGCCGTCGACCAGGTTGCTGATCGTCGGCTCGATACGGTCGCGGGCATCGGCCCGCCGGTTCTTCTCGAATAGTCCGAACATCAGTCGATCACCACGAAGCCTTGTTGGGTTGTGCCGGTGTCCCGCGCCTGCATGGCGCGGCCCATGGCCATGATTAGCGCCACCGCGCCGTCGATCTTGCTCTCCATCTTTTCCTTGCGCGGGTAGACGTGCTCCTTCGCGTCCAGGCGCGCAACCACGTTGCCCATCATCCATGTCATCGCCGCGTTGCCGTCGTGCCACAAGCGACGTGAGAGGATCAGCGCTTCCACTTCCTTCATCGGCTCAGATAGATTGCGCACGGACTGTGCCATCTCGACCACCGGCAGGCTTTCCTGCTCCAGCCTCGTCATGAGGTACGCCGCCTGGGCTGGATCGAATGCGATATCCCGCACGTCGATGCCGCGTGCGGCAAGCTCCTTCAGCTCTTCTTCGATAAAGGCGTAATCGGTCATGTTGCCGGGGGTGGACACGATCAGCTCGTCCAGCAGGAAATGCTGGTACTTCTCGTTGTCCTCCACGGCCGATTCCGGCACATAGAACCTCGGGATGACGTAATAGCTGTCGTCCTTCTCGAACAGCATCACGACTGCGGCCACGTCCAGCTTGGAAGCCAGGTCAACGCCGACCCAGCAGGGGCACCCGGCGAAGTCGTCAATCTCAAACGCCCGCTTCTGCCGCTGCCACGCCAGCATGTTCATCCACGCGAGCTTGGCGCCCACCCAGTCGTTCAAGTGCTTGGTGCGGAAAGCGCTCTGCTTGCTCGCTGACCGCTTTGCCTTGGCCAGCTGATCGAGCAGGAACTGCTCGAATACAGACACGCCGTAGTTGGGGTTAGCTTTGCGCAGGCTCGCCGGGTCGTCCCAACGGTCGCCCTCATCGATGCAGTAGATCGCGGCGAAAACCGTTTCGTCGGTGACCTCGCCGCGCAGGATGCGTATCGCATCGCCCCGCATTTCGAAGCAAGGGCCGGATAGATTGGTGCCGGCTGTGGTGATGATCGACAGCAGGGGCTGCTCGCGCGCGCCCATACCCGTTTCCATCGCATCGACCATGTGGTCGTCGTCGTGCTCGTGGTACTCGTCCACGAGCGCAGCATGCGGGCTCGAACCGTCGCCCGGCTTGCCGATCATCGTCTCGAACTTCGACATGTCCTCCATGACGAAGAGCGGGCCGGGGTTCTTCGGGTTGCCAGCCTGCTCAATGCCGAAGCGCGAGCGCAGCGCCGGCAGTTTCTGGACCATCTGCCAGGCCGGCCGAAACACCTCGAAGGCCTGTTTCTCGCTGGTGGCGCCTGAGTAGACCTCGGCACCTGCCTCGCCGTCTGCGCAGAACAAGTACAGGCCACGGGCAGCCAGGCGAAGCGACTTGCCGTTCTTGCGCGGGATCTCCTCGTAGGCACGGCGGAACCGCCGATGCCCCGTCTTCTTGTGGACCCAGCCGAACAAATTGCACTCAATGAAGCGCTGCCAGGGCTCAAGCACCAGCAGCCGTTTCTGCGCCGCCCACTTTCCCTTGGTGTGCGGCATCTTCTCCATGAAGCGCACCGCACGGTCTGCCTTCTCGGCGTCGTACTTGTAGGGCCAGTCGGCCCCCTTTCGCTTCAGGTCATCGAGGAACCGCTGGCAGGCCAACCGGATGAACTCGTTGGCAATGATCTTTCCCGCCGTCACGCCCTTGGCGTAGGCCTTGGCTGATTCGGTGGGGGTCATGGATCAGAACTCGTCGAATGGGTTGCCCTCCGGGGTCTTCTCGGTCCCCAGCTTCTGACGGTCCGCCGGGGTCAGGCCCAAGCGCGCCAGGCAGCCGATCAGGTGGGAGTACTTGGCCGCGACGAACTCGCCGCGATTGGCGCGGAACTCGGAAAGCAGCGATGACGCCACTTCCATGATGAAACGGTCTGCGCTGGTGAGGACGCCCGGCAGGGCGCACTTCTCCAGCTCCTTCCAGACCACTGAGACCTCTTCGGGCAGATGGCCGGGCACCTTGCCCAGCGCCTTCCCCGTCTTTGGCGCCTCGGTCTTGTAGCGCTGTGGGTTGCGCTTATCCGCCCCCTTGAGCTTGGCCAGCTCGGCGGGCTGCTTGTGCCTGGCCATCGCCGGTCAGCTCCAAATCTGAAATTCAAATTCTGTGGACGCGCGAAGAAAGGGGGGCGCGCGTATCGTCGCGAGAGGGCGCCGAACTTTGACCCTCCCCCCCGTTCAAATGTTAATATTTCGTTAATTTGCGTGATTATGCACGTTCCACGCTCGTGGAACCATCAATCCCGCGCTCCTCGGCCGAATCCGCCGTTCTCCAGCACTGTTTTCGTGCTGTGGCACGGCCGGCACAGGGGCTGCAGGTTGCTGTCGGCGTTGTTGGCATCGTCCCCGTCGATGTGGTCGACCTCAGTGGCTGCCCGCACCCTTCCCTGCTCCGCGCAGCACCTGCACAGCGGCTCACGGGCCAGCACCACCGCTCGGATCCGCCTCCAGAGCGCTGAGTTCGTTGGCAGCGCGCGGCGGGCCTGCCTCTTGCGCACCTGGGCGCTGGTTTCTTTGTAGGGACGCCAACCTGCCGCTCGGTGCTGCGGTGGCCTGACAGGCATCAGTACGGGTTCCCGTCCAAGTCCACGCGCGGAGGCTCGGCACCTTCCTCCGGAACCGGTGTGCCAGCCTCCTCCCCCAACAGCTGCGCGACAGCTTGGACCAGCATGCCGACATGCGCCGCCAGCTCCGCGACCTGCTCGCCCTGCTGCTCGATGACCCCGACCAGACGGTCAATGCGAGCGTCTGTGCTGCCATCGATGCGCGCGGCCAAGGCGGCGTCGGCGGCTGCGCGCGCAGCTTGCTCGGCGGCCAGTGCTGCCGCCAGCGCTTCAATCCGTGCAACGTCCATCAGCAACCCTCGTTGTTCGAAGTACCAGGCCGCGGCGTATCCACCGCTCGACCCGATCCCAGTCCGGCTCCATGCCCGTCGTCCTGGCAAACCACACCACCGCGGCCAAGTAGCACCGCAGCCACCAGCGCATGCGGACGGTAGCCGTCACTGCTCCAGCCATCAGAACTCCTCCACTGCCCAACCGCCGCCGTCCCGCTTGGCCTTGACCTTCACTGCGATGAAGCGGAACGGGTACATGGACGCGGCGATCTTGATCTTGGCCCTTGCATCGTCCTGCCAATGGCCCTTCACCTCGTGGCACTCCATGACGCCATCGGCTGCCATGACGGCAAAGTCCGGGGTATAGAACGTGTTGTCCGCCAGGCGCAGCTTCAGGCCCTCGAACCGGTGCCACTGGATCTCGCCGGCGGCCTGCAACGCGCGCAGCCGTTCGGCATACGCGGCCTCGGTCTTGTTCATCTCGCCGGTCTTGAGCCGTCCGAGCGCCAGCACGCGATTCTGGCGCTCCGTCTGTTGCGCCATCATTCGTGCTCGGGCACAGGCTTGCCCTGCACCTGGCCAATGGCCTCGAACTGGGCCTCGTACTGCATCAGGCAGCGCTTCCGACCATTGCTCACGTCGAACACCGCCGAAGGCTTCCCGTCTCGGACCCAGCTGCAGCGCTTGGTCAGGGCGGCATCGATGGGGACATAGGTGGCCACCGGAACCTTGATCAAGGCAGGCGCAGGCGGATTCGGCTTGGTAGGTGCGGCTTGGCATGCAGCCAGTAGCGCAGCGGTGACAACCACGATGACGCGCATGTCAGTACCCCTTCAATGCTGGGCAGGCGGAATCAAGCAGCTCCAGCGCTGCCTTGCAGGTGTCGGGCCGCTGCTCGTAGCGGCCGCGCCAGGTGGATGCCTCCTTCTCGGACGCCTCGATCTTGCCGGCGAGTGCCTGTAGTGCCACCGCGCTTTCTGCCTTGAGGGCTTCCAGCTTCTCGGCCTCCGCCCTCAGTGCGGTGGCTACCTCGGCCAGGCGTTGATCGCGGGTGTCCACGTCGGCCTGCAGTCGGGCCGCATCGGCCTCCCATTCGGCGCGGACCTTAACCACCTGGGCACTCAGGTCGCGGATCTTCTGCTCTCTCTCGTAGGCAGTCAGCCCGGACACGGCGCAACCGAAGGCCAGCACCGCGCACACCACCTTGATCTTGCTGCCGGGCTTGCTCAGCCACTGCAATGCGTCGGCGGCGGCGCCAATGACCAGGCCCCACGCGGCACGAAGGAATCGAATCAGTACGCTCATGGCTTATCGCCTCCGATGGCGCCGGTGGCTTTCTCCACCATGCGCACGTAGCCGGGCAGCAGCCGGCGGATCAGCACGCCGGACAGGCCGGCCAGCGGCAGCTGGGGGGCGCCCGCCAGCGCCGGCCAGATGGACGCGGCAACAGCGATGACCCATGCGGCCACGATGGCGTAGGCCACGACCGCAACAGCGAGAGCGGCCCAGCGCGCAGCGGTCTGTAGGAGCCGATGACTGCGGCGGCGGCTGGCGTCTGCGGCAACCCGTTCCGCGTCCTTCTCCGGCAACAGCAGGACACCGATCAGGGCGCCGGCCATGGCCACCAACAGCACTGACTGCGGCACACCGAGGATGACGCGCTCGGCCTCACGCAGCGCATCAGCAGTCGCGGGCGCCACTACGGCTGCCGTGAACGTCCCGACGATGATTTTCATGGTGCTCACGGGCTCGGTCACGGCGCCACCGTTCCGCCGGCCTTTCGGTACACCGCCACCAGATCCGCCAGCTTGTGTTCGTGCTGGCCGTAGCCAGCGCCGGGCAGGCTCGCCCAGATGTTGCGCACCTCTTTGATCGCCTCGGAGAGCTTGCCCGCCTGGATCAGCGGCAGTGCGCGGCGCTCCCGGATCTGCTGCAGCGCGATCAAGTCCTGGCTCAGCGGCGAGAAGTCCTTCAAGCCCAGCGTCTTCCGGTAGGCGTCGTAGTAGCGGCGCAGCAGCTGGTAGCGGCCTGCGGCGGTGGACTGGATGCCCAGCCTCGGCAGAGGCACCAAGACTCGCGGATGGTCGGCATATCCATTGAACAGCTGGCCACCGACGATCACGTCATAGCCACGGTCTTTGGTCGGCTGCTTGCCGTTGTCGGTCCCTTCGGACCAGGCCAGCATGTCGAGAAAGGCCACGACGTTCACGCCGCCAGCCTGTTGGGGAGTGATCTTCGCCATAGCGTCTCCAGAAATAAAAAGCCCCGGCGAGAACCGGGGCTTTAGGACTTACATTTTCGAGGTGTCAGAGGTTGGGCCAGACCACCAGCACGATCGGTGCGATATTGGGGCTAAGCGGCACAGGAACTTCAGCAGTGTAGGTACGAGGCCTGTTGGCGCCCCAAGCGTTGAATTGCTGCAGGTCAGATTCATCTGCCTGGCTACGACTCAGAAAGTCCTTGAGCCCGAAGCTCTTGTAATGCCCCGGCCCCTCCGATCCCCATTGATCATCAGGAATTTCGTCAAGCCAACTGAAATCTGCCATACGGGTTCCATCCGGTATACGGCGATCCTGCCGCCCGTCGAGTCTACCTTGTGCAGTGCCCGCTGACAGAACTGCAGAATAGAGAAGCCCCGGCTGGGCCGGCGCTTGCGATTGGACGGTGACAAGATTGCCGCCCTTTTCGATGACCTAGGAAGTCATCGCTAA